TTAATTTGAAATAATTGATTTTCTTCTACAATCTGTTTATCTAAAAGTATTTCCCAACAAGGTTCAGTATTCATTAGTTTTATTAAATGATTTTCATCGCGCACTTGCTTATATATCGACACATTTAAAAAATCAATTTTAAAATAACCTCTTTCTTTGGCTTGTTCATATGGTATGCTAGAAAATCCAGTAAATGGATCAACAGGTATATCTTGGAAATATACACCAACGTTATGTTTTATTAAATTTCCTTTTTCTAGTTTTGATGCTTTTACATGTACCAATTCTTCAAGAGCTTTATCCCTATCAGAAAAATCTATATCAATATCAGAAATTATAGACATTTTACATTCTCAATATATTTTTTTGATTAAGTTCTCGTTTAATCAGCCTAATTTCTTCTTGTAAACGATCATTTTGTTCTTTTATTTTAATCATCCTTGTTTCTAACTGGTGGGTTCTTTGTCTATATTCTTTTATTTGTCCATCTAATAATTTCATATATTCTATTTTTGGTACATCTATAAGTTCATCACCTATTTGTATTCTTTTGATATGACTATTGTGAATTTTCATACCAGCTAAAACTTTAACCGCTCTTTTTTCTCTTTCTGGTTCAGAATTAATTATTTTTTTAATTTCGTTTGAAATCCCATACATTCTTCTAATAAACGTCATAAATACTCCATTATACACCGGCTGATTTTAAATGATTTTTAATGTTCTCAACTTCTTCTTTATTTAATATAAATTTTTTAGCCCAAAAATTAGGATCCAACAAATCTTTAACTATTGTCAACTGTTCATCGCTCATTCTAGAAAATAACTGATCTCCGAAACCAGAATATAATATCCACGGGGTTATTCTTCCAGTTTTTATCCAAATCGTGGCCAATTGTGGATTAACTTTTCTAAAAAAATCTTGCCATACAATACCTGTTTCTCTTTCCCATTGTACCATGAGCAAAATATTACGTTCTACTGCTCGTTCTGGACTTTCTTTTTTAGAAAGATTTTTAATCCATTCTTCATATAAAGCATCAGAACACCATAATTCAAGTTTAGTGTTAGATTTTAATATAAACTCAATAAATCCTTCTATATCGATTGCGTTCATATTTATTAAATATCTTCCAAATTTTGTAAAACCAGTATAATACTTACTATCCATAAAATCTTGATAAGTTTTTTCTTTTGAGTTTTTCATAGAAAATATATAAAACTTTCTATAAGCAAAAAAACCTAATTTTATATATTTTTCATCCCTCCATAACCATCTGCGTTTTTTTTCACAACTATGTGCTATAAGGTTTTTTTCTGTTATAAAATCCTTTTTACAAAACTGACAATTAAAATCACTTTTTGGTTTATTGGTTTTATTTTTTACCGTCATTTTCATTTTCTTTTTTTAACTCTGATAGATATTTTTTTATTTTACTATCATCCATTCCCAAATCTTTACATAAAGATTTAAGATTTTCTTTATTAAGTTTATTTTTTATAATTTTAACTTCTAAATCATTAAATTCAGGATGTAAATTTATTATAAGTTCATCTATAATATTTGTTGATATATTTCTTTTTGGACCCTTAATCCAAGAATGTTTTTGTATTTTTCCATTGCCCACCGAAGCTAATAATTTATATTGTAATTCTGGGTGTTTTGATAATTCCCAAAAACCTATATTAACTCTATTATTAACTTCAGTGATATAATGATTTTTAATATTATTATTAGAACTATATATGCTACTAGCCCATCGTATTACAATAAATGGTAAAAATCCTTTTTGTTGTTCTTTTGTTAAATTAAAATAAAAATTTAAATTTTTTTTATCTATCGCGGATAAAGTTTCAAAAATATCCAATAGAGGTTTTTTATTTTCTACTTTTTCTGTTTTTTTGGTCATTATAATAATCTCAATACCATTGACAATTTAAATAATAACATAACATCAAAAAATAATAAAGAAGTATTATTTATTATATGTAATCTAAATTAATATATAACACATAAGATCCTATACCATTTGTCCTATATCCAAAACTTCTGGAATTCTAATCCAATCTCTAACAAAATATGAACATGTTGGTTTTTCTTTATTTTCTAATGGTACTGTTAATAAATGACCGTATTTTAATTTTGGTACATACCATTTAACATCGGGGAAAACATTAATAATTTCTATATCTAAAAATTCTGGCATAAATCCTTCTATAGGATTGAAACCAAAAACTTGAAAAGGTCTATCATTTAATTTTTTGAGTTCTATAACTTCTAACTCGCCACTGGATTTATCTCCTATTACTACAGACCAGTCCATAGGCATTTGTAATCTATTTTTTCCTATTCTTAAATCCAAAGAAGGACTAGTGAAACTTTCTAAAAATAACAATGGTATAAATCTATAATCCACATTATCTTTATCGCTATAATCTAATATCCCATAATAAATTTCTTCAATACCATCCTCGATGGCGTTTATATAAAAAGGTTTATTTTCTACAGTTAAAATTTTCATATATTTTACCTTAATTTGATAATTTGTTAAAATTATAAACATCACCAATTTTATCATTTGATAATTCGGTTAAATAATCAATTTTTTTTATATTAAAAGGATAACCAGCATCATTGTATGTTTTTTTTCTAGAAGATAAGTGCCTTGCTGAAAATTTACTAGTTGAGCAAATATCGTATATTTCTACATTATCTTTATCTTGAGCTTTTCTCAAACCTCTTCCTATACTTTGTATAACTTTAACAAAACTTTTTCCTGATTCTATCAATATTAGATTGAATATTCGTGGAAGATTTATTCCAGTTGATGCCACTCCAAAACTTGCTATTATTATCTGATTATCTAAATTACCAATAGTATCGTATGTTTCTTTTCTATCAGAGGATTTGGTAATACCATGCACAAATGTAGATCCTGGAATTCTTTCTGATAATCCTTCTCCTGTTGAAATTCTATTAACTAATACTAAAGTATTCCCTGTCAAAGATATTTTTTTAATAAATTCACCAATCCAATCTATTCTTTCATTATTTGTTACCAAATAATTATATTCATCTTTATATAATTTATATGATACAGTATCTATCATCTGTACGCAATTTATATTACATTGTGCCAGTACACCGACATTTATTAAATCTTTGGCCGCCAATGTACTAGTTAAAGGACCAATACTAACTAATAAACTCATAATATCTTGTTCTTCTTTGGGTATAGTACCAGTAAGACCCCAACGAATTGGTATATTAGCAAATGGTCCGCATAATAATTTTTTTAAAATCTCGGCTTTGCAAGTATGACATTCATCTACTATAATACATACTACATTTTCTATAAATTTTTCCATTGTAATTATAGATGTTTCATCTTCTTCAGTTTTTAATATCCTATCTAAACTTTGCCATGTACATATAGTGTGTGTTTTTCCGTAATCTTTTCTATCACCAAAATAAACACCGACATCCAATCCTAAATTTTTATAATCTGACTCAGTTTGTTTAACCAAATCTTTATTTGGAACAATTATAATTGTTCTTCCATATTTTTCACATAATTGACTCATTGTTGCTGTTATAATAGTTTTACCAGCACCAGTTGCTATTGATTGTACTGATTGTATATTTTTGGTAAAAGTACGAATTATGGATGCTTGATAATCTCTGAGAATAATAGATTTACCTTCGGCTGGATGACCAACTGGCCAAACGGGGTTGGATAAAAAATTCATCAAATAATTTTCATCTATTTCTGGAAATACAAATGATTTGTTATTTCTACGATCTTCTATTTCTATTTCATAACCATCATTTATAATGATGGGTAATACCTTATCTATTAAATTTAAGTGAGTTGTTCCTGCTTTAGAAAAAAAACTAACATAACCATCCCATCTACCCAATATAAAAGCTGATGTGTATCTAGCCGCATGAATAAAAAATTTTAATTTATTATAACAATTTCTTCTAGTAGAAGGTTCCAAATCTATAAAAGAACAATTAACTTCATCATGGATAATAAGTTGACATTTTTTTAAACTCATTTAAAAAATTCTCCAAATTTAAAATTAAGTATATTGGATTTTTAAAATATTATCAATTAGATAAATCATTTCTTAATTATATTCTTCCGAATATTATATAAATGATAAAATAAACCATGTGGGATTGGTGCAATATTAATAAGGTAAACTATAGAATCTAATTTATTCTTAGCTCCTAAACTTTTTTCATATTATTTATTATTTTTTGAGAATATCTCGAAGTTGAATTTCAGATTTTGATCGAAAAAGTATATTTTCTCCTTTTTCTAATAATATTTCTGGACATACCCCCAAAAAAGAATAAAAATGTAATAATGATATTTTTTCGTAATTGGTTCCTTTTAAAATTTTATTTTCCATAAAAATTTGATTAATATAACTTTCTTTAGAATAAAACAGTC